GGTGTGTTCATTTGGTAGGGATTTTTCACTTTTGTGTGACCTACACCATAACTTGCCTGATAAGGAGTTCTGTTGACTTTCATATTGTTTAATGTTTGTTTTTGTATGTCAATACCTCTTTGCCTATATTTTAAAGCTGTATCTCTAATATACATAGCCATACCAAAAGACATGACTAAATCATCGTTATACCCTGTTTGAGCTTCTGGTCTTCCATTACGCCAAATAAAGGTTTTCATTTCTTCAATTAGTCTTTTAGACTGTATAGTTACACCCTTATCACTAATATATTCTTGAAATTTTCCTATTACCATAGGTCTAGTTCTTGAAGACATTGTAAAACCAGCTACCATTTTAGAGTGATCTTGAAATTTGTCAAAATAAGAATTTACATTTGTTCCCTCTGATTTTTGAGAATAATATAAATTAGGGTAATTACGCTCGATTACTACTTGAATTGATGCCCAACCTATATTTGCATTTTCTATTACTAATAAAGCTTCATTGTACTCAGTAGCTATACCAACTAATAAATGTCCAAATTCTTTAGTACCTAATTGCCCTTTATATTCTGCTACCTGTACATTATTAGTAACATCTATTACGTGAAATGCAGAATAATCTTTTCCATCACCTCTAGATACATCTGCTACTACTAAATAATCTCTAGTATAATCGGCATTTTCCCATACCCATAAATTTTTATCAACTCCTCTTCTTTCTAATGGAGCTTTAACAAATGACTTTTCATAGTACTCTATATATTCACTATAAAATACAATATCACCTGATGTACTAAAATCACAATCACATTCTTGTGCAGCCATTCTAGGATCACCTAATAATTCATCTTGTCTATCCCTCCAGGTTTGGTCTCTTTCAGGATGAACATACCATGGTAATTTAATAGGTAAAAATTGGTTTTCTTTAGCTTCTGCTCTTGTCCATGTTTGGTGAAACCAATTACCTGTACCATAAGGTGTAGATAATGCTATACAACCACCACCCGTTGCTAATGTTTGTTGTGCTGATGCCCAAATTTCTCCAATATTATCAATAAATGCTGCTTCATCAATTAGTAGTAAAGATACTGCTTCTGATCTACCTGCATCACTTGATGCTGATGTAGCTTTAATTTGTGACCCATTTGATAACCGAAGATTTAATTTATTATTTTCTGCAGCATCAATTTTAAGCCATGAAGGTAAATTTTCATACATAAATTTTACCTTTGTAACCATATTTTTTGCTGTTTCTTGTTTTGTAGCTATACAAAGAATATTTTTATCCTTATGAAATGTCATCATCCATAAAGAGTAACCAGCAGATAAAGTTGATATACCTAATTGTCTAGATTTTAATATAATTGAATATGGGTTGTCTTGAAATAAACTGAGTACCTTTTCTTGAAAAGGAAACAAATTAAATTGTATGCGGCCCCGTTGTGGATGCTGTATATAACAATATTTACGCATAAAATGCACGGGGTCCCGAGCGCATTTTAAATATTCTTGACGTATTACTTTTTTTAAATCAGCCATATTATTTTGTCAATACTAAAATACCTACTGCAACTAATAAACCCGCCCCAGACATTAATTTGGTTTTTACCTTTTGCTTTTTTAAATCTGTTTGGAGTTTTAAAGAAAGTTCCTGTGATAAAGCTATTTGGTTTGATTTGGTATTTAACATACTTTCAAAATTTATAACTCTTTCATTTAATTTATTTATAACACTATCTTTAATAACAACTTTTTTTTCTAATAAGCCTATTTTTTTATTAACTATTAGTAATTCATTTTTATTCCCGTCTCCTTTAATTAAATCTTTAATTACTAGACGAACTATTGGCTTTTTTAACTGAATCGAGGTACTGTCCGTAACGTTCTGTGAAAAACCTTGTAAGCTCATCATCATTAAAGCTATCAACGGAATTAACTTTTTCATTTACTTTATATTTTAAAGTGACAATTTTTTTATCTTGTTGATATATTTCCTTGTCTAGTTTTACTACTTGTTGGTTTAATGTATCAATTTTAAATACTAAATTATCATTTATGTTATGCAAAGAATCAACTTTAGATTCTAATCTTTCTATTTTAGTATTATAATCTATAACATATTCCTCATCTCCTATTAATACAAAATAAATTAATGCACTACTTAAAAGAAGGATTATTCCATAAGTGATAAATCTTTCTTTAGACAGCATCTTTTTCTAATTGTGCTACTAATGATTCTAGTTCTTTTTTCTTAGATGTTTTTTGTTTTAATTCATCTTTAATCATTTCCTTCTCAACTTCACTTGCTTTACTATATTTTCTAGCTAATGATTTCATATTAGTTTTAATATCTTTTAAAGCCTTAACAGCTATATCTAATTTTTTAAATTTACCTCTTGCGGCCTTAGCATTTTTTATAGCATCTTTATCATCTTCATCATCATCAACTTCTTTTATTTCTACATCCTCATATTCTTCAAATTGTGATGCATATTTACCTAATACACTCCTAGCTTCTCCTGAATCAAGGCCAAATTCGGTCATTATGTATTCTTTATCCATAAAATCCTTCCCAGCTCTTCTAACTAAATCTAAATAGGCAAACATTCCTTTTATATCTTTTCCTTTACCATCAAAACTATCTTCCCCTAGTTGACTTTGTAGATCGACGGTTTTTTGGAGTTCATCATTATAAGACTTTTGAGATTCTACATCTTCTGGGGATATTTTAGATTCTTCGTTTACTGATAAAGTAGAAAGTATATTTTCTTTAATATATGATTTTAATTCAGATTTTTTCATTGCCATTAGGTTTTATTATAAATATGTTAAAGTCCTGTAACAGTTAATATTTGTTGAATACGTTCATCCGTAGATCCCGATATTTTTTCTATTATATTACATTTATGACTATATCTTTTAATTAAAGTAGTAATGGTAAAATCAATTAAATCCCTATAATGCTCATCTGTTTCACGTATCCCATTATCTTCAATAGGTAAACCATAAGGAGAAATGTAAAAAATATAATCATATTCCCTTACAAATTCTTGTGCATATTTTTCAAATATATCTTTATCCTGGTGAGGTATAGATTTAGCATTCATTGTAAATGCCATAACATCAAATACAGTTCTATCTGTAATAATATTATCTTGCATTAATTCCGCACAACGTTCAGCTAAAAATACTGTTTGACCCTTTAATGTAGAATCAGTATTTAATGGAATGCCTAAATTACTTAAATATTTACTACGTTCAGTAGCAAAGTTATAATTTTTAAATTGTTTTGTTTCTTTTAAAGCATTAACTAATGTAGTTTTACCTACACTCATTGTACCACATAAACCTATTTTCATATCTTAATTTCTATGATTTTGTCCTTTAGGTGCTGGTTGTTTGTACCAAGGCAACCCCGTTTGATTTCTAATCGCTTCTTTATGATCATCTTTACTATATTGAATACCATATAAATGATACTCTGCTTTTCTTTCATTACCCTCAGGTATTAAAGCTGGTCCTTCCCAATTATGTAGTTTACCATCCCAAATATAAGCTATAGTTCCATCTGCTTTTTTTAACCTCTGACTTTTAGGCCACTCGTTTTCTTTATTTTTCATATGCTATAATATACGTAATATTTATTAATTTTCCAAAATATTTTCAGCAACATATACCCCTTGTGCACCACTTACCGTTATACCTCTAGCTGATAGAGCATCTCCAACAAAATGGACATTACTATACTTGGTTAGTGCTAGATTCGTATAGTCGACAAGTGGCTCAGGTGATAGATATTTTACTTCAGGTACATAAATACCCCAATCGTCTTTTAATGTTGGAAACACTTTTTTCATGTCATTAATAAAATCATATACATAAGGAAAATATGGTTGCATTGCTTTAGAAATTTCATGTAATCTATCTACTTGGATAGCTGATACATTTTTACCTTCTGATGTTGTAGATGGTTTACGTGTTGGACTGTAGTATAATCCTGTACCCTCTATTTGTAGTTTTTTAACTACCTTTCTAGCCCATTCAAATGGTTTTGATATACCTTGTACTTCCATTAGTATACCAAAATTAGTCATATCATTTCTAAATGCTTCATCTTTTTTAGCATGCCCATTATATGAATGATCGCCATACGTTTCTTCTACAGCTACATAAGCTGCATTATTATTAGTACAAAAGGAACGAAGTGACACTCCTTTGTCTTCGTATTTTCTATATAATTTAAAATCATAACTTACATCAATTAATTTTTGAAAATGTTTTTGTGGTGCTTCAAATCGAACACCTATTTGAACCGGTTTTGGTTCGGTAGGTAATTCATACTGTTCTGCTAATAATTTACCAAAATCAATACCTGATTTACCTACACCAAAAATAAGTTTATCATATTTTAACAATCTTGTATTTTGGGCATTAACATAAAATACTGAACTATCATCAAAATCAATAGCTGTTACTTTAGTTT